CCAAAAACTTATTACCCAGGAACTTAATGGCACAAGCAAGAGGAAAATACGCAAAAGCAATATCAGACAGATCAGGAATGGAGTTTCCATATAATGAAATGGTTAAAGAATGGAATGGTCATTTAGTTCACAAATCAGAATTTGAAGCAAAACATCCACAATTAGAATTAAGATCTAGATCAGGAGACGCACAAGGTTTATTTGATGCAAGACCTGATAGAACTGAAGAAGAAGTCGCTAGAATCTTGGGTCCTGATCCTTTTGAAACTATATCAGCATCATCAGGTATTATAAATGTATTTGAAAAATCTCATGGTAGATCAACAAGTGATACTGTAAGATTTAGAGGACCAATACATACATCCTCAGATTCAGATGCTTTTGAAAACCCAAAAGGTTTTGATGGCATTACAGGAGCTAATTTAGCAAAATCTGCAGGATATTCTATTACTGTTGGCAAACGAGATTCTAGTGGTAATATAACCAACACAACAGATTTCTATCACTTTACTGTAGACACAAACACTGCTACAAGTGGTGAAGTATCAGGAGGAGGCAATAGTTGTTCGGCTGGTCCAGCAACATTGACAGCATAGTATGGCAGGATTAAGTGCATCAGGATTAAAAACACAGATAAGAAGTTACACAGAGGTAGACTCAACTGTGTTATCAGACACTGTATTAGAAAACATCATCTTAAATGCACAATACAGAATTTTTAGAGATGTGCCTATTGATGCAGATAGAAAAACATCTACAGGAAATTTTACATCTGGAACAGGCACTGTAACTGTGCCAGCAGGAGCTGTATTTGTTAGAGCAGTGCAAGTTTATACTGCAACTGGATCTACTTATACGGGTGCAAATGTATATTTAGAAAAAAGAGATTTAACATTTTTAGAAGAATATATTTCAGCAACTACATCCACTGGAACACCAAAATATTATGCAATGCTAGATACAGGAGCGACTGGAGAAAGCTCATCAAACTCTGGATCTATTATTGTATCACCAACACCGAGTGCAACATTTGCATACAAAATACACTACAATGCAGCGCCAGCATTATTAGAAAATAATGACACTAATTATATTAGTTTAAATTTTCCAAATGGTCTGCTATATTGTTGTTTAGCAGAAGCTTATGGTTTCTTAAAAGGTCCAGCTGACATGCTGCAATTATATGAACAAAAGTATCAACAAGAAGTACAAAAATTTGGAGGAGAACAAATAGGTAGAAGAAGAAGAGATGACTATACAGATGGAACAGTCAGAATACCAGTTAATTCACCTTCACCTTAAGGATTAAATTATGGCATCATCATTTTCAGATCTTGGTATAGAACTAATGGCAACCGGCGAAAATGCCGGTACATGGGGAACAAAAACTAATACAAATTTACAAATCGTAGAAAAAGCAATCGGTGGTTATGTAGAAAAAGCAATAACTAGTGGTGGCACAACAGCATTAACAATTACAGATGGAGATGCAACAGAATCAACATCAGTTGCAAGACACGCTG